CCCGCCGTCCCGAGCGCCGATGCGCCTTCTGCCGCCGCCGACCCGCCGCCGGAGACCAGGAGCGGTGCCAGCGCTCCGCCGACCTCGCCCACGGTGGAGCTGATGGGGTTGGCCTCGCGGAGCCCCTTCAGTGCTTTGCGGGTGCCCTCGCCACCGATGCCGCTCAGGACGGCGTCGGACGCGCCGAGCGTGAGCCCGCGCGCCGCGCCGGCCGCGCCGGCCTTGAGCACGTTCCCGACTCCTTCGCCGTACTGCTTCTGCGCGTGCGCCTGCTCGACCTGCGCCGGCGTGAGCACCTGGTAACCGGGGTGGCTCGCGTCGGCCGCGTCGATGGTGACGACTTCGCCGGCCTGGTTCCGGGCGGCGACACGAGCGCCCCTCTTGAAGAACGCTTGCCCCTTGGCTACCGCTTCCGGGATAGCGTCCGGAGCGATCGGAGTGCCGTCGGCCGCGTAGGCCTCGGGCTGAACGAAAGGCGCGGGAGTTGCTGGGTCCGCCATCAGAACGGCCTTTCGCTGGCGGCGGGCGCCTGCCCTGCGCTGGACTGGACGATTTGCAGCACGCGCTGGCGACGATCCTCAGGGAGAGCTTTGATGAAGGCGCGCTGCTGGTCCGGGGTCATGCCGGCCAACGTGTCTTGAATGAGCGCCGTCGCCCGCTTGCGTCCGGTCTGCGCCGCTTGGATGCGCTGGCGGCCCGAGCCGCCGCCCGCTGCCATCTGGTCGGCCAGCTTGGCGTCGTTGTCGGACTTGCCGAGCGACTGCTGCAGGCCACGGGCAAAGTTCTGCGTGGCGCGTTCCAGGTCTTGGCTCGTGCGCTTCGTTTGCGTGCCGGGAATGTTCTTGGTGATGTAGTCGACGGGACCGCTGAGCGGGTCGTCCGTGTCGCTCTCTTTGTAGCCCAGCGCGCCAACGTGCTTTTCGATCTCATCTGCGGCGTCGATGGTGTTGATGGCGCCCGTGATGGCCTCGGTTTTTCCGGACTCGATCGCGCGCCCGGGCTCTTTTCCTTCGCCCGCGAGCTCGTCCTTCAGCTTCTTGGCTTCGGCCCCCGCGCGCAGCATGTCGAGCACTCCCTTGGGCTTGCCGCCTCCGCCGCCGCCCTGCATCGACAGCTTCTGCTCAATGTCGACCTGCGCACCTTGGCTGTTTTGCGCTTGAAGTGCAGCCCGTTGCGCCTCGGTCTGCAGCATGGCCTGATTGTAGGACTCGAGCGCGCTCGGGGTGCCAATTTTTTCGGCGTAGTTCTTGAGCATGCCGTCTCGGACCGTCCATGCCTGTTCGCGCAGGTGGTCAGCTGCGAGGTTTTCGGAGCCAAAGCGCTGGACCATTTTCGCGTACTGATTGTCCAGGTCGGTGCCCTTCTCCCTGGCGCGCTGGTACTCCTCGCGCTGAGAAGCGATCCACCGGTCGATGCTTTGGTTTGCCATCTCCAGGCCGGTGTTTTGCCCGCCGCGCAGCCCCTGCAGCGCACCGCCGAGCGTGATGCTCAAGGCCGTCGCGATGTTGGCCATCGTCCCGCGGCTGCCCCAGTAGTCCTCCATTTGCGGCGTCTTGAGTTGCGCCGCTTCGGCCATCGCCGCGTCACGCTTGGACTGGTAATCCTGGAGCAGCGCCTGCTGCGCCTCGTAGTGCTGCTGCTGGGCCTGCATCTGCCCGGCGCGCGCCGCGAGCTCGCCCTGCTGCGCCTCGTACGCCTGCTGCTGGCGAACGTTCAGCGACTTGGCCAGCTCTTCGCTGTACTTATCGGACGCGCCGAGCGCTTCCTGGGCCGCCGCAACCTTGGTCGGGTCGCCGCCTGGGTTCTGGAATGTCGTATATTTCTGCGTCTCGCCGGTGATGCCCAGGCCGCGCGGGCCTCCGCCGCCCGGACGCCGCATGGCTTCTGCCATGGCCTGGCGTACCAGCGGATCGTTGATGTCACCGCCAGCCGCCTGCTGCTGTGACGCCTGCTGCTGGGGAGCGCCGGGGCGCGCGAGCTCGGACGGGTCAACCGCGGCTCGTCCCGGGGCCCCGCCCTGACCGGTCGGCATCCAACTGGGCTCTTGAGGCTGCATGCCGTGAGACGGCGCCGGCGCGGTCGTGCGCACCCCGGCCGCCTCCATTTGCCTGCGCATCTCGGCGGCCTGCTGAGCCTGTTGTTCTTGTGGCGTCTCCTGCGGCAAGGTGGGGATGGCGTCACCCCACTGCGCCATGGGCCCACCGCCAGGGCCAGCCACGCGCATGTCCTGGCCAGCGGGCGGCGCTACGGGCATCCCAGGCGGCCCCGGCATTCCCGCCGCCGTCAGGTCGTCCTGAGTCAGCGGGAGCGGCAGCAAGGCGCCTGAGGCGGTCCGCACGGCAGGCTGGCCCGTTGCGGGGTCGATGAGGTACCCGCCCGCCATCAGTAGTGATACCCCTCGGGCCCGTAGGCCTCGTAGTCGGGCTGCTTCACGTCGGGGCGGACGAAGCCGCTGGGGGCGCCGCCGCCCCCGAGGGCCTGGAGACGAAGCGCGCGCTCGAGCTCGTCCTGTTTGCGCTGCACCTCACTCAGGGCAGCCGTGTTGGCCAGCGTGAGCCGGGGCGCATTGATCGCCTTCTGCCCATCGGGAGCCTGTTCGACCACGCCTGGCAGGTGCTCCAGGTCCTGCGCCATCGGGCCGACGTAGCGGCCGGCGCCGTCTGCCGCTGGGTTCTTGTAGCTGTATTCGTAGCCCTGGGCGGGGCGAAGGTCGGGCGCACGAAAGTCACCCATTGCTCCGAGTGCTTCCAGTTGCTGCTGGCGCGCGTGAGCCTCGGGCGACGGCATCCCGTCTCCGGACGGCGCATCCGGAAAGTCCCGATGCGACATGCTCACGGGGATGATGTCTTTTTTGGCGCGAACATCGCTCTTGGTCCCGCCGCCCTGCATCTGCGCGTAGGCTCCGAGCGCGCCCGTCGCGGCTCCCAAATACATGCCGGTTTGCGCCGTGCTGTTCGCCTGCGCCGCGTTGTAGTTCGCCGAGCCGAGGCCCGCACCTTGCGCCACGGCCGCCTCGTAGGCGTTGTTCTGCCCGGTCGCTGCGCTCGCGGCGCCAGCGCGAAGCGCATCGTAGCCCATGCTCTGCGCGCCCGTGCCCAGCGTCATTGCGTCGTTCTGCTGCTGCGTTTGCAGTCCAGCCTGGAGGTTGTTCGAACCGACCTGGTACTGCAGCTGTTGCTGGCCCTGGTTGAACTGGTTCGCGGCGTTGGCGTCGTAGTTCGCTTGCCCGGCCTGCGCTTGCGCGAAACCCTGGTCGCCTTGACGAAGCTGCCCGGCGTAACCAGCCGACATGCCCGCGCCCTGCTGTGCCGCGCCGAGAGCCTGTAGCTGCTGGTTCCGGTAGCTCTGGTCCTCCTGAGCCCGAAGCATCGCTGCCGAGTTTGCGGCATTGCCCGAGATGCCAGCGGCATTGAACGAGGCGTTCCGAAGCGCTGCGCCGCCGCCGCCGGGTTGTGCGCGCGCCATGCCATATTGCTGCTTGGCGGCCATGTCGGTGCCGGCCTGCAGCTGCGCCTGGGCCGCACTGGGACCCTGTTCGCGGTTTGCAAATTGGTTGAGCGCCCCGGTTTGCTGCTGAATGCCGCCGAGCGCTTGCAGTTGCTGCTGACGGGCGGCCGCGTCGGCCCCCTGCAGGTAGCCTTGTCCTCCGCTCTGAACCTGTTGGATGCTGTCGGGCATCGCCTGGGTGGCGCCTTGCCGCGACTGCGCGCCCTCTCCCAGCGCTTCGAGCTGAAATTGGCGTTGACGGTACCGCTCGGCTTCCTTCTCGGCGAATCCGCCAGCTGGGCCGAGCCCGTAGGAGAAATCGTTCCGATTCGGGTTGTAGCTGGGCGCCGCCTTGTCGCCGCTACCGCTGCTTTTCAGCCAGCCGCCGATGCCTCCGATAAGTGCCCCGGCTCCGGCGCCGATCGCGGTCCCGATTCCAGGAACAACGGAGCCAAGCGCCGCCCCCGTGGCCGCACCAGCTCCCGCGCCCTTGAGTGCATCTCCACCTTTGCTCATCAGACAATCCTGTCGGCCGGCTTAAGTAGCCGGAAACCTTGCGGCTTTTCATCCGCCTCTATAATCATGCCGATTAGAGCCATTCCCTCGAGCGCGCTGGATTCGAAATATCGGAACCGAAGGGCAGTAATGTCCCGTTGTTCAGTATTACCCAGCTCCACATCCAAGTACACGTCCGAATCGGCCACGTAGTCGGGAGCGATTCCGGTGTAACTGCGCGTGGTTGCCCGGCTGCCGCGGTCGGTGGTCTTGACGACGCTGACCGTGCAGGCGCTCCCCAGCACCATCAGCATGCCGACCCTGTTCACGACACCGTGGGAGAATAGGCCCCAAGGTCGGATGTCTCCGGTTTCTGTCAGCATGTCGATCGTCAGGCCTCCGTCCGAATGCGACGTGTCGCGCACGCGAAATGGGTGCCACTTGGACGCGCCGCCCGGCCCGACCGTCATCGTCCCAGGCGACTGTACCGAGTCGCCCTGCCAGCCCGCTTGAAACGTCGCCGGATAGTCGGCGTTGCAAGTGTCGACCGAGAAGGCTGAATAGGCAATGTCGTAGGTGATGACGACGCCCGAGTTCGCGGCCTCGTCGGTGACGGCCGTCCACTGAACGACCTGCTCCGAATTGTCCGCGCCGCCTTGCGTGTTGTAGCTCGAGCGCGCCGACGTGATGATCGGATAGGTCGTCAACGTGTCGAGGATGGCGTTGATCGAGATGGGCGGCCCGAAGCCTCGAGGCAACAGGTACATGCCGCGGTTCGACTGAAAGAACACGCCCGCATCGGTCGAGTCGATGCTGCGCCAGTCGATGCAGCCGATATCGAAAGGCAATCGCGACAAGGTGAAGAAGCCGGTACCGCTGCCGTCGGGCCCGTCGCCGGAAACCAGATAGATGCCCTCTTGCGTGAAAAGCACCTCGCTGTCGCACCAAGCCGAACCGGTGCATTCGGAAGGGAGCGTCACGCGAAAGGCGTCGTCGTCGGCGAATTCGGGGGCGAGATGGGGCGCGAAAAGCTTGGAGGCCTGGACGACGTTTCCCGTGAAACCTCCGCCGCACCACAGCCGGTTGCCTCCGACGTTCGCGAACGAGCAGGCCGGGAAGTTTCCGGCCGCCAGCTCCTGGCCCACGTTGATGTAGAGCGGCTCATTTTGGATGATGTCCAAGTCCGTCGATGCGCTATCGAGAAAGTTGACGTAGCCCAACACATCGCCACCGGGAGAGGCGTCGAATTTGCCGACGAGGTAAAAAACGGAACCATTCGTCGTCGTCCGGTAGACCTTGCACGTCACCTGCCGGCGCGAGCCCAGTTCCATGGTCGTCCAGCGAAGCAACACGGCCGAGTTGGCGCCTCCAGTGGTCACCGCTACCGGTAGAGCTGGGCCGCTGCGCTCTTCTACCCCGCCAACTTCGCTCACAAAGACAGCGGTGTAGGAGTACGCGCCGCCGGCCGGGAGCACTCCGCCTCCGACGACGTTCGGAGCAGCGATCGAGACCGGCGCCTGAATGAAGCCCGCCTCGTAAGCAGCGACCGTGTCGACCCATTGCGGCTGCGCGCCCGCTACGAACTGCCGGCCGGAGCAAGGGACGACGCACGACTGCGCGTATCGGATTCCCTCGCTGCGGTGTCTGACCGGCACGATCATCACTGAGCGCTGATAGATGACCGAGCCCGCTCGGACGAAGCTCTGGCGGTTGTAGTTGATGAGCGCGCTGTACCCGCTCGTGAGGTGCAGCGGAGTCGGGAACGGAGGCCCAGCCTTGGCAGCCGCCAGCGGCGTAGGCACGTCTCGATCGTCAACCGTCGCCTGGATAGGGAAGACACCGGGGGATGATGGCGCGCCGCCTGAGAACTCTTGGTCGTGCGGGATTCGCACGAGCGATGCCACGCCGAGCCCTTCCCCAGAGACGTAGCGCAACCAGATGAAGACCTCAGTCGTTCCGATGCTGAACGGCTGCGAGAGAGGAACGCAGTTTTTCTGTCGCATCACAACTGTTGTCACTGCCCCGGTCGCGTCGAAATCCAAAACAAAAGTGTCGTTGCTGATGCCATTCATGGCAGCAAGCAGCTTGAAAACGGTGACACCCTGGCGCTCGGCGAACATGACCGGGCCGCGAGCGTCGGCCACGGAGGTGGTGATGTTCACCGTACCTGTGGACACGAAAGCCGCGTTGTAGACGACCGCGACAACGCTGGTCGCATCAAAGTACCCAACGCAAAGCGCTCCGGACGCCTGCCCGAAAATGCTCAGCAGGGTCTTGTTGCCCGCGGTCGCGATCGTGGCGTTCTGAACGACGGCCCCCGTTGACGGGTCCAGCGTTCCCACGCGCACGGTCAGCGGCGTACCGGTCAGCACGTAGGCAAAAAGAAGCTTGTTGTTGCTCGTTGGGTAGTAGTTCGCCGCTGATTGGCTGCAAGTGAAGCCGGGCGCCGACGCGAACCCGTTCACCAAATCGGTGAGTGTATAAGCAATGATTCCAGTTTTGTTGCCGGCCGTGAAAATGTCAGTGATTACCACCACCGTGTCCGGCGTCGGCATGCTCAGCATCTGGACGCTGGGCGTGTCGGTGGTAGCCGCGAAGGACTGCAGGATGTCCTGGGTGAATTCTACGTCCCCCGTATCTTCCCTCATAGCGGTGACGCAGATGTACCAAGCGCCGTTGTAGATGCGCCCCTCGGCTGTCCATACGAGCCCCAGCCCGGTTGTCATCCCGCTGTAGGCAGCCAATCCGCCCGCGGGTTCTTGTGTCTCTTGTACAGGCGGGTCGATGATTTGCCCCGGCGTGAACTCTGGGAACTTGTTCCAGAGCATGCGCGAACCGCCGAGCACGCCGATGGTCGGCTTCGCTACCCAGCTGTCGGAGACCGTGTTGCGCCGATAGAACGTGTCGTCGACAACACAAAACTCCGGGCCTAGGCAAGTGAGTCGGCCGTTGCCGTTGCCGAGCGCTACGCCGCTCGCGTCCAGGCTGCTCTTGCTCGTGTAGCCGTTGCGCTTGCCGATTCGATTGCTCTTCCGGAACCGCGCGTTCTGCAGCGAGCTGAACTTGCCGACCGGCAGCACCTGAACCGCGGTGCCCTCGTCTTGGCCCTGCGTGATCGGAAACTCGATGATGTTCGTCTCGAGCGCCATCAGACGAAACTCCAATAGTTTTCGCCGTCGCAGAAGACGAGCGCGTTTCCTGCCGTTACGATGGTGACGTGGTCGGTGCCATCAATCAGGCATCCGGCTTCGGCGCGCAGGTAGAGGTTGCTCGTGCTGCCCGGCAGGTTGATGGCGACGATGAACGTCCCGGCGCCGGCAGAGGTGGGTTTCGCGAGCCCAGCCGACACGTTCGTGACGCTGGTGTCGAACAGCTGGAACTGGCCAGGATAGAGCACGCACGAATCGTCGCGCACGATGCCGGGCCCGTTGCGCTCGAGCTTGGCCATGGCCGACTTTTTCAGCGTGTCGCCCATATCGTCGACGTTGCCCTGGAATGCGCGCAACTGGCGGCGAAGTTCGGCGCCGGTCGCCTCGTCCTTGGGCGCCGTGAAGTCGCCGATTTTCTTGAGGGCGCTCACTTCGCCACCCAACCGGTGTTACCGGTGCCCGTTTCTTTGAAGTAGACACTCGTTCCCGCTCCGCCGTTCGATCGCAGGTATAGGTAGCCGACCGGAGCATAGACCGAGCCCTCGGGCGTACCTGAGCCGCGCAGCACGGGCGCCGCAGTCATCAGATTTCCTGTCGCGCCGAAGCCCGCCAGGTAGCCCGTCGCGTAAGCCGTCGTGTCGCGAATCACGCTTTGGTAGGGCGTCGCGGCGTTCGTATAGTTCGTGCCGATGAACAGCTCCGCCTCCGCGTTGCCGGCCGGGAACGTAGCCGCGTCGGTCATGAACGTTGCGGCCCCAGCGCCCTGAATCGCGAAGCCCGTCGCGTTCACGTCGTAGATGTGGTTTTCAGCGACGTGCAAGCGCTTGACGTTCGCGCTCCACCGAATGCCGCTCTTCGTCGTCAGGATTCCGCTGATTCGGTTGCCGCGAACGATTGTCCCATTGTTGTAGGAACCGATCTGGATGCCGTTGCCGATGGGAAAGTGAATGTCGTTGTTTTCGATGCGCGGCCCGACCATCACCGCCGACGTGTAGGCGTCGTTCACGTAGATTCCGTGATCGCCAGCCCCCCGGATAGCGTTGTTCGTGATCGAAGCAGACCCGCACTTGAGCAACGTCTCCAGCGGAAGCAGGCCGGCTAGCGAATGTGTGAATAGGATCGGGTACGCTCCGCCTTCGACGTAGTTGTTGCTGACGATCGAGTCGACGGCTGCCGCATCGTCGATGAGAATCCCAAAGTTCGCCGCCTGGCTCGCGAAAATTCGGCATCCGATGATTTGGTCTCCGCGCGAACGAATCCGGATGCCGCCGAGCTTCGCATGCACGGTGCAGTTGATGAAGAAGCTCGCGTAGCAGCCGTAGTGACTCGTGAACCCGTCGCGCTCGTTGTCGCGCGCGGTGCTGTTGGCGAAGCCACAAGCGATGGATGGCCCGCCGCGGTTCGTCGTGTCGAACGTCACGAACGTTACGTCTACGCCCTGGTAGCCGTTCAGGGTGGTGCACCGGTCGCCAATGCAGTTCTGGCACGTGGCGAAAAGAATCCCGTTCGTGGAGCTGCTGGTCGGGACGCTGTTACGCTTCTGGATGGTCGTTACGTCGACCGTGCTGCAGTCGAGGCAGTACTCCATCAGCACGCCCTGCGCGACCTGGTCATTGCAATCGATCGTCACATCCTCGATCAGCAGGTTTCTGCAGAAGCGAATCCGGAAAACCTCGGAGTGCGTGCTATTCGGTTGCAGCACCTTGAACCGGCGCAGACGCACGTTTTCGTTGAACGTGATGACGCGCGCAATGGTCGTGGTGAAACTGCCAGAGTCACTGCCGGGCGTGTTGCTGTACGGAAACACGAGTCGGCAATCCAGAATCGCCGTGGCGAGGTTACCTGCCTGGATGCGCGCGAACTCGCCGAAGAAACTCGCCTCGGCAGCGTCCGTCCCGAGCTGGTCGACGCCCGCGTTTGGGCTCTGGCAGTTGATGACGCCAGCGATTCGAATCCACGATTTGTCCAGCCCCGTGGCTGGAATTGGGATGATCGTGTCGCCTTTCGATGTCGCGCCCGTGAATGGGATGGCCGTTCCGAAGGAGCCGGTTGCGCGGACCCAACAGCGGTAGAGCACGCTGTCATCTCCTTCGCCCTCTACCGTCACGCCGCTAGGAACGGTGAATTCCCAATCCGTGTCACCGTACGTTCCCTTGGGGATGTACACCGTTCCACCTACAAGCGCAGCAGCTGCGGCAGCGGCAGCGAAACCGGCAGCATCGAGCACGCTGTTGCCGCCCGTCGCTCCGTAAGCCTTGACGTTGAAGCGTCCGGTTATTCCGTAGATCGAATTGATGAATGCCGTGAACAAGTCGCCGATACGAACGGCGGTGTTGGCCTTGTCGGCGTGCTCGTTGCGAACCTGCAGGGCTGCGACAAGTAGGGCTGCCTGAGTGGAGTCGGCCATCAGTTGAAACTGTCGTCGAAAGAGTCGTCGAAGATGCCGTTGCCCGCGCCGCGTCCGCCGATGAACCCTCCCCGACGCCAGCGCTCGGGGTTCACGTTCTGAATCTGCTCGGCATAGTTCGCGTTACGCTGGTCGGCCAGGGCCGAGATGCGCGCGAAGTTCTCCGCGTAGAGCTGCGCGAGGTTCCCGATCGGCTTCTCGGCGATGGTCCGGTATTCGATGGCGGCCTTGAGTGCGACTAGCTTTTCCCAGCCGTTCACGCCGTCGAAAAGCGCGGCGTCGTCGGTGAGATTTGCAAATAGGGGGATGTAGCGGATTCGACACGTGACGGTCCGCGTCGGCACCGGCAGGATTTCGACCGTGCGCGCGCTGGCCGTTTGCGTCCCCTGCAGGCGGTAGGCTTTCGGCGTCCCGCGCTCGAACACGCCGTAAGCGAGCGATTCGTAGCGGCTCCGCTCGCGCACGCCCATCGGGTGCAGCTCCTCGATGAAGTACGGGTCCCACTGCAGCCGAATCGAAAGAAGCTCGTAGAAGTCCGTCGGCAGCGCGTAGAGCGAAGTGCCGGCCACGATCGCAATGTCCGCGTCTGTCGCGTAGTACTCGTGCCCGCGAGCCGCGACCAGAATGTCGTAGAGCTCGGCTAGGGCTCCGTTGATGAGCGTATCGAAGCTGACGGCGTTGGCCGTCGCGTCGCTGTCATCAACGAAAGTCCCAGTGCCGCCGGGTCGACCGTCGGCATACAGGCGCGCCAGGTTGCGAAGATACGCTCGGTTGACGCTGCCCATATGCCTCCAGTGCTTTCATCGCCTCACACGCACGCTTTGACGTACCGATCGAGGGCATCGGCGAACAGGGCGCGGTCGTCGGACTTCAGCGCGTCGAACGCATCGTCCGCCGCCTGCTGCTTCACGCCATCCATGCCCATGTCGTCCGTGTCGCCATCGGACGGACCGCCCATCTCGTCGGCGTCCGGCTCGGCGTGCCCAGAGGGCCCCTTCGGGCCCCCGAGCGCGATGAGCAGTGCGCCTTTTTTGCCCGGCTCCGCCATCAGCAGCTAGTCGTGTCGCAGAACACGATCTCTCCGCTGATGAAGTTGTTGGCGTTGGCGGCCGCCGGGTCCTGAACGGCACCGGCGTTGTCGACCACCAAGATGTCCACCGTGATGGCGGTCGATGTGCCGACGTTGGCGACGGGGCCCGGCTGAACGAAGCGCTGCTGGCCGGCGGCGTTCACGTTCAGTTGGGCCGTGGTCTTCACGTGCAGCGGGAAGCGGTCGCGCAGGGTCAGCCGAAACAGGCCCTGCGAAACGCGCGACACGCTGGTTACGCCCAGATTGAGCGGGTTGCCCGAGACGTTCACGGTGTTCGAAGTCCAACCAGCGAGGATTGGGGCGTTCGCGGCATCCATGAACATCTTGAAGCGCACGATCGCTTCCATGGGCGTGTTGGTTTTCGACGGGTACTGGCCTTGGGCAGCCATGGCTCATTCCCCCTTGAAGCAGCGGATGATGAACTTGCTGATGGGGACCACGACGCCAGTACCGCCCTTGGCGATCGAGAAGGTGATTTGACCACCCACCGGCACCGCCAAGTTTGCGATCGTCTGCGTGGTGATGGCCTTGGACTGGTTCGAAGTCCAAGTGCCACCGGCCACGTCCGTCACGATGGTCAGGGCCGCCGCGCTCGCGCCGCCCACACCATCTCGAGTGCGGAAGGTGATCGTTGCGTTGTTGGATGCGTCCGCCGTGATGCCGGCGCCCACACCCACGCCGTAAGCGCTTTGGAGGTAGACGGGCACCGTGTACGGGTTGATCCAAACGATGGTGTCGGTGGTGGTGGTGCTCGCCATGCCATCCGCCGCCGCCTTGTCGAAGGTGACCTCGAATGCGGCGATTTCGTCGATGCTGGCGACGCCACCGAACTGGGTAACGCTTGCGGAGAGGCAATCCTTTGCCTGGCCGAGATTGGTTGATGCGGGCATATGGTTCTTCTCCTCAGGCGAAGCTGGCGACGACCGCGTTGGCGGGCTCGGCGTTTTCGAAGTTCATGTAGCAGCCCAGACGGAACTGATAGTCGTCGCCGTTCGGGTTGCGGAGGAAGGCTTTGAGGCCGTCGTAGTCGAGCAGTTGCGGCGTGTCGCCAGCGGAGCGGCACGTCCAATCTGCGCTCGGATTCAGGAGCCAGGCGTAGCCCTGCGGCACGTCCGTCTCTTGCATCACCTTCAGCGCGCCGACGCTCGCGAGCAGCTCGATGCCCTTGTAGCCGACCTTCGGGTTGGTCGTGGCAACATCGATCGTCTTGTACGAGCTCTGTTCCTTGAACGCATCGCGCATGTCGAGCGGGTTCATGAACACGGTGTCGAGCATGATACCGTTCATCTGCGCTTCGGCCGCCGCGTCGATGAGTGTTTGCTGCTTGGGCTGCCCACCGCCGGCAACGCGCCAGCCGGACAGGTAATTCATGTCGCCCGCGGTGCTGCGGTTGACGCCGAGGAATGAGTCGCCGCCGCCCGGGTCAGCAATCGGGGCCCAGCCCGGAATGCCGTTCGGGTAGATGCTGTAATCGCCCTGGCGGAAGATGGTGTCGCCCGTTGCGACGCCACCGATGCCCGCGTTCCAAGCGCCCGTCGCGGTCAGCGTCGCGGTTCCGCCGCTCGCCTTGCGCGTGATGCTCGAAATCGTGACTTGGCCGATGTTCGGGCTCGTGACGGTCGTGTAACCGTCGTTTGGCGCCGTCTGCAGGACCATGCCCTTGAAGAAGCCGGCCGCGTCGGCTCGATTCGTCAGGGTGATGGTCGCGGACGCGACGGACGAGCCGCTGGAGATGGTGCCGCGACCGCCGCCGCCGGAGCCCCACAGAGAGCGGGCGAAGGTGCGAGCGAAGGCGTAGCGCGCCCGGTTCATCGCGTGCTTGACGATGTCCAGGATGGCGCCCTTGGAGTTGTCGCCGCCGCCGTTCTTGGCGACCGCCATCGCTTCGCCGTCGATGCTGCCGATTTCGTACAGCTTGCGTCGACCGAGCGAGAAGCGGACCTGCTGGGTCGCGCTCTGGTTCGCCAAGGCCGCCGCAATGCTGGCGGAGCCGCCGGCGCCGGGGGCGATGGTGACGACTACGTACTTCGTGCCGTCGGACGCGAACTGCGTGTCCTTCTTCATCATGCCGAACGCTTTGGACGCCGCGTATTCGGGCGTCGAAACTTCGTTCGGGTAGAGAATCTTGAAAATGTTGGAGCCTGCGATTGTTTCAGCTGCCACGTTAACCTCCGAGAGCAGAAGCCCTCGGGCGTGGCGCTAAACAGCGCGGCTATGTCATAAAAACCCGATGGCCTCAGCCTGGCGAATCTGCCACTCGCGTTCCTCTTGCTCGGTCATCGGCCGATTTGCCGACATGGGAGCACTTGAGAGCGAGGCAGGAATCGTTGCTGGCGTTGTCTCGGGTTTCGGAGGTTCCTTGCTGGTGGCCCGTCCAGCTTCCGGCGCGGAGCCGGCAGTCCCTTTTTCGCCGTTCGTTTTACCGTCGGCTCGCTGGGACAACTCGAAATGAACGCTGAGTTCTGACTCCAGGGAAGCACACGCTTCGGCGATTGTCAACGGTCGCCCCCGTCCCTTCGCGCCGTCGACCATGATTTGCGCCAAGCGCTCGCGAATGTCGCCAGCTGCTCGCGGGTCGGTGGCATACGCGACCACAAGCGGTGTCGCGGCATTCTCACGAGCGGCTTGGAGGTTGCGGGTCTTGAGGGATTCGAGCTGGGCGGTGAACTCGGCATCGTCTTTGCCCTTCAGCTGGCTCTCGAGCGCGTCCAGACGCTGCTTGAGCTCTGGGTCTGCCGCCACGGCTGCCGCCTGCGCCGGCTTCAGCTTCTCGCCCTTCGCTAGCGAGAGCGCGGCGTTGCGCCAGAAGCCGGCCGGGTCTCCCGACTTGCTCAGCTTGCCCACCGCGGTCAGGAATCGCTCCGAGTCGCCGCTCTCAAGGTCGTCAACGGCGGTGGAAACGACGCGCTCCCACGCCGCCACGCGCGTTTCGCGCTCGGACAGCCCCTTGTCGCGGTCGTCATGCTGCTTTTTGAGCCGCTCGGCGTGCGCAATCGCGTTGTGCGACGAACGAATCAGCTCGAGCGCCTGTTTCCGCGCCTTGATGATGCGCTCGGACACGGCCTTGAGCTCTGCGGGCGTCTTGAGCGCCTCGGCGTCGAAGTCGAGCGGGTCGAGCGGCTCCTTTGGCGGCTTGCGACCGTTCGCGGCGGCCAAGTGCTCGGGCTCTTTGGTCGACTTGGCCGGCTCGGGCTTCACCTCGGCGGCTTTGGGCTTGCCTGGCTCGAGATTCAGGACGGCGGCAAACGCATCGAGATCGATTGCGGGCTCGGCGGAGACTGCCGGCGGCGGCGCGGCGGGTGTTTCGGTGACTGCGGCGGTTGCGACTTCGCTCATGATTGGTCCCTTACTGAAGCACTGGAGGGGCAGCAGACACGCCAGGCGGGCCAGGAGGCGGCGCGCCCATGCCGGCGGGTGCTGGCGGACCTGCTGGTGCGGCCGGCGCGAGCTTTGCGAGCTCGCCATCAACCGCCTCGAGGAACTGAACCACCCGCTGAATGCGCTCCCAAGCCTCGCCGTTGTATTCGAGCTTGTTCTTGCGCTGAATGCCGAGCCGCTTGGCCATGTTCAGGTCCATGTACGGGTCCGGCATCATCTCGTCGGTAAACTCGGGGCCCTTAACGACCGCATCCAGCCGCCGCTCGATGTTCTTCGCCATGATGTTTCGGTCGCCTGCGAGCATCTGCAGGTCCGGGGACTTTACGGCGTCGAAGATGGCATCGGGAGGGAGCGCTCCGCGGTCGATGAGCTCCATGATTTGCTCCGCCTGTTGCGCCGGGTCCTGCTTAAACAGGTTCGTGCCCTTCGCCTTGATTCGGTATTTGCTCGCGTCGATGTCGATGGTCTTCCACTTCACGCGCTCGAGCACGTCGTCTTTCTCGAACACGACTTCGTAATCCGGGTCAGTCTCGGCGAGCTCGCGCAGACACCGAATGATGTTCTTGGAGCATTCGAGGTTGAAGCGCTCCCAGGCGCGAAACTCGGCCGTGTGGCGAATCGTTTCGGTGTTCGCGAGGTAGGCCAAGCCCGGCTCGTGATTGATGCCGGTCGGTCGGCGCGCCGTCATCGACATTTCTGACATGCCACGTTGCTCACGAGCGTTTGCGGGCAGACGGTCGAGGCGCTGAACTAGGTCGGTCGGCACCGCCGGCACGTTCAGAATCTCCATGGCGCCGGCCGGGTTGCCCTCGACCTGCCAGATGTTGAACAGCGCGTTGTTGATCATCGCCGGGTTGAGCTTCGCGCCCTTGCCGAGGATGACGGCCGGGCGCGCGTAGCGGTCGAGCACCTGATAGATGCGTTCGTTCCACTGGTTCGCTTCAATCTGCGCGGCAGCCAAAATCTCGGGCTCACCGCGGCCCCAGTATTCGCCCGGCACGCGGTTCGGTTTGAACCACGGCGTTGGGTAGTGGTCGAACGGCCACGGGCGCGAGATGAGCGGCTTCAGCTGCTTGCCGTCGCCCGGCGTGCCCTGCAGGCAGACCATGTGCATACCGTCGTGATTCGCCTTCACGCGGCGAGCGTCCTCGCCTTTCTTGTTGCGCCCGAACGCGCGCGGATCGCTCAGGTCGACGCGGCCGGAGGGCAAGTGCCAACTCTTGAAGATGACGACCAGGTCGACGACCTTACCCGGCTCGGTCATCTCGTACTGCTTCGAATCCTCCCAGGTCGCGCTTGGCGCTTCGTTGACGGCGTCGAGCGTTTCGTTGCCTTCGTTGGCAAGGAATGAAAGAAGCACGTCGCGCGGGATGACATGGCGCGAGAACATCTGCATCGGTGAGCCGTTGCGGGCCTCTTGGCGCGAGACGAAGTACTCCCACATCCAAGCGGGCGTGACCATGATGCGCGAGTTGGCCGCGTCGGTCCAAAACTCCACGCCGCCGTTGCCGAAGATGTAGCCGTTCCAGCAGCTCTGCTCGCCCATCTCGCCTTCGAGACCGAGTGCGTAGCGTTGCCCGTCGCAGGCCTCCTGCATTGCGTCGACCTTCTCGCGCAACTCCGAGTCGCCGCCTTCGGTCACGAACAGCGGGCGGACTTCGTTGCGCAGCGTCGCGTTCGCTTTGGTGTCCACGATGGCCTGGACGACGTTGTAGGCGCTCGTGCCGTCGATCATGCCCAGCACGCTCATCGGGTTTGCGCCCATCAGCGAGTGCTGCGTGGTTCCGGACCAGAGCGTCATTGCGTCGTCGGCAATGCGGCGGCGGTTGCTGCCCTGGTCGTCCCAGAGGGCGCGCGCGGTGTTTACCATCGATGAGGCGGCGTCGTTCTCGTCCTCGAGCTGATACCAGAGTTCGTGTTTAGTCATCGTCTTACCCCAGCCTTCGCAAGCGCGTGCTCACGACAGTATTCGCCCGCTGCGCTTCCACCGAATAGGCCGCCGCGCTCCGACGTGCAGCCAGCGGCGGCGCAGAGCTTCGGGTCTTTCGGTGGCAAGTCGGGCTCGGGTGGCTCGCCTGGCGCCAAAGTGTCGCGCTCATACGGTGCAGGGAGGCTGCCGGGGCTCTCGCTTAGCTCCAGCGCCAGGCTCTTGATTCCGGCCGCGCGCATCTCGTATGCAAGCAGGGCTAGGTTCATGAAAACGCGCTCCTCAGTCGCTCGCCAGCCGCCCGCATCGGGTTGGACTTGGAGCTGTTGATGAAATCGAGCACGCGCTTTTCGTGCTCGTCGTAGGTGTCGTTCGCCGCCGCGCTCAGCACCGGCAGACCAAGATGTTTCAGTCCGAGACAGAGCGATGGAACGTAGTCGCCATGCCGTCCGTCTTGCGTGTTCGGCAACACGATGGTCCAGCTGCGCTCGGTCAGCCGCTTCTGAATGCCCAGTATGTCGGCCCGCATCGCCGCGTTCGGCGGCAGCTCGATGCGATGCTCCGTGACCAGCTTCTCGAGGTGCTTGGCATGCGCGCGCCACTCGGAATCGGTGAACGGGTCAGCCACCAGCGTGATTCCGGCCGTCTGCGCCAACTCCCACTTGTCGTCGAAGTTCGCCTGGTCCGTCCAGAGCAGGTTGTCCTCGATGTTGTACAGCTCGAGCAGCGGGCGAATCAGCTCAAAGGTGCGTGACGACCGAAGCGGCGCGGCGTGGCTGCCGGTCCACTGTCGCGTGCATGCCACCTCGGGGTCGCCCTTCTCGTTCGGGCGCAGGATGGTCAGCGTCCAGGCGTTCTTGCGGTTGGCCGGGTCAATGGCGGCAACATGCGGCTGCTTGTTCGGGTTCAGGTCGAGCGGCGCCTTACGGCTGCATGCCTCCACGTCGATGCTCGAGAGCAGTGAGCTCGGCGGGTCGCAAAACTTGGCAAGCACATCCGTTCGATACGCCGTCGGGTCCTCCCTCCGAAGCTTCTCGCAAAACTCCGGCGTGAAGTGGGTCGGGTGCATGTCCGGACCTTTGGCGACCATGAACAGGATGTCCGCGCCGGGCCGACCGAAGCGGTCAACGAACAGGTCGTAAATAAGCCCCGACGGGCCCCACGGCGAACCAATCAGGTCAATCTGCGCGCCGGGCAACAAGCGAGCGCGGAGAGCTACAATGGAGTCGGGCAGGTTGATTTTCTTGTCGGCGCCGTTCATGCGCGGTGCCTCGTCGAAGGTCGCTCCGATCGACCAGCGCGAGACGAGCCCGCCGCCAGCGCGCTTGCCGGCCATGACCTTGATCTCGACGGGCTTACCGCTCGGGTGCATCAAGAAGATTGAGTCACCAGCCGGTGGCTTGATGAGCGCGGCGGACAGCACCTCGGACGCCTGAATCTTGCCTGTCAGGTGCTCGAGCACCGCGTCGGCCTTGTCCTTGTCGATGCTGCACACCGAGTAGCGGGCAATCTCGCCGTCCTGCAGCATGCTCAGGTCGCAAATCTGCGCGGCCCGGAACGCTTTGGCCGCCGCCTTCTGGCTTTTGGCGGTCCGCACCGCTGCCATGAGCACGGAGGTGGACGGCGCGACGGTTGGCAGGCCGTTCAGGGCCTGAGCGCCGCCGATCGCTTCGATGATTTCGGGGCAGTCGGCTAGGTCGTCGAGCGGCAAGCCGGTCTCCATGCGGCAGATGGCGCGCTGCAGCTTGGTCGCCTTCGTGAGTTGGAACCCATTAGGCGCGGTGAGCAAACTTTCTAAATTCACTCAGGCCCCAGCGGCTCGAAGTAGTCCCAGTGCGAGCATGCCGCGAGCGGAGTCGTGTCGCCGGTCCGCGTCTCCCAGCAAGGCTCAGCGCCGTCCACCTTGAGCCGGACCAGCATCGGGTATTCGCGCCCCAGTACGGTGCCCATGAGCCAGACGCCTGGCTTGGGCAGTTCGGTTGCTGTTCGGGTCCAGCTGCGACGCATCAAGCAGACCTCGGTTTCACGTGCAACTGCAGACGCGAGCGGTGCTCGAAGCAAAGGTCATCAACAATCTCGTCAATGTTGAAACCAGTGCTGAGCATCCGCAGAATCGTCATCGTGGCAAGCTCGTTGTCCTGGCGCTCGTAGGACCGCGACTGGCAGGCTACGCAATCGAAATGGAGCGGCTCAGCCTCGGGCATCAATGCACCGTTCGCGCCAGGTAAGCCCGCTTCTGTTCCATCACCGCGTCGCAAACCCAGCCGATCATGGTACGCACGAAGTTTTCGCGCCCGGTCGCCATGATGTCGACGCGCTGACGAGCAGGCAGGGTGAGGATGACCTCGTAGTCCTCGCCGCCAGTCGCCATTACCCCGCTGACCTGAGCAGCTTTGAAGCGAGCCAAGTCGACACCCTCGAACACGCACCCGAGCCCGTTAGGTTCCGGAACGGCGACGAGCAGCATCACGCCCTGCGACTTGAGGCGCTTGTTGCACTCGTTGAGCACCTCGCCGTACAGGCGTTGCCAGCGGCCGAGCTCGGAGCGGTTCTGCTCGGTGCCCTCGGTGAGCTCGCGGTTGGCCTTGACGATGTCTTCTTCCGACTCGATGGCCTCCAGCAGTTCTTCGCCTGGGATGCGGACGACGCCGGCCGGAGCTACGTTGCCCTCCGCGACGCTGCCAACCTCAGGCTCAGCAGGAACCACGGTGCTTGCTGAGTAGTCATTCAACTCGTTGACGGCGCGGATTGCTCCGCTCATGACACCCATCCGTACCAGCGCCCAACGCCGTAGCTCGTGATTCTCAGACCAGATAACAGGCCAACGTGAGCGTCATTGGCTTTCTGGACTGCGACAGCTGCATCAGCCTCACGTTGCTTCAGCTCCGCGCTTGACTCATGTAGCGCTCGCTCGAAGTCCTCTTCCGGAGCCCAATCAGCGAGCCCGCAAGCGCGCAGAGCGCCGATGGCTCGAATGGACTCCTGTAGCACTCGCTCTGCCGCGCTCACGCCGCGTCCTTCCGCGGACGCCCCGGGCCACGCTTGGCCACCACCGGCAGCCCGTCAGCGTCCAAGTCGAGCACGTCCGCGCTCTCGACCTTCGCCGCCGGCACCGCCTTGGTTTGGTCGCCCCAGCGAATCACGACCCACTGGTCGACCGCCTCGATGCTGTCCACCGCGGGTGAGGTTTGGTTCTCGAGCGTGCTCACCGAGCCGATGTCATGCGCGAACGCCGAGTGCACCGCGCGCGGGATGCCGTCGGGCCGCTCGTCGCCGAGGAACTTGATGCTCAGCGGATGGGTGAAGGTGACTTTGGTGAAGCGCATCAGGCCACCCTCTCGCAAAACGCCTTGATGGTCGCTGCCAGCTTCGAGCTCGCCTGGTCGGCCTCGGTGAACACGCGCTTGGCAACCTTGCTGCCGTTCGTCAGCGTCACCAGCGCCGCGGCCTGGCTTGAGCCGTTGGGCTGCTCGTCGACCGTCGACGGTTCCACGTGCATCTCCGCGCCCTTCGGCAACGCGCCCTTGAAACTCACCTTCAGCTTTTCTGCGTCGAACATTCGTCAGCCCTTTCCAACAATTCCACCGGCACGTGTTTCATGACCCGGCCGCGCTCGTCCCGGATTGTGCATTCGTCGCCCGAGCGCTCGAGAAGCTTGTGAGGCAGGCCAGTCGCGCCGTGTGCCTTGAAGCGAACTTGGTCGCCTTGCGCCAGCCGACGATCAGGGGCGGCGATTGTCGATTGCCCAGATCCGCAGCATGATTGGCAGCCGTAGCCATCGCACATCTCACATGGCGCACCTCGGAATAGTCTTGCGCCGTTCATCCCGCCGCCTTCTTGCCCGGAGCCGCGTCGAACATCCGCAGCGCAGCCAGTTTGCCCGGCTTGGCCCCGGACTTCTCCGCGTCGTGAAGCCACTGCTTGCCCACGTCGAGAATCTTCAGGCGCACGGTAGTGTTCGGCACGCGCAAGTTGAGTTCGTCCGAGTCGAGCAAGTCGAGCCGATCCACGAAAGCATCAAGGCGTTCGGCGATCGGAAGCGCTGCGATCTCGCGCAAGGTTCGAAACACCGGGCCTTCATGTGGGCCATATGTAGGTTTTTCGCTCACCAGATGCTCACTTTTATCGCGCCCGCGTTGTCAAGAGGCAAGATGCGGCGCGCTGTCAAAACTGTCCAGGAAATAATTCACCGGGGTTTTTCGCCCCCACCTGTTTGTCCCAACGTCACACCCTGCCCCCCCCTGTTTTTTACGGCGCCCTAAAAACTCACTTTCCCTGATTATCTCCCCGCGCATAACTAGAGGGGTGGTACAGGTTGGTACGTGGTACAACGGCAGCATTTATGCTTCTTCCGGTGTCCCAGCGTTGTCACAGGTACCACCCTTGAGGAAGTATTTCCAAGGCTTTTTCGTTGTGCCTGGAATGCGGACCTGGCGCGACTCATACCCTAGCCCACCAAGTAGGATACCTACCCTGGTCGCCGCGCTCTGGGTCAGGGCGTCGCGTCTTACCCCCAGCGCCCCGAGCAGAACGTCAGTCGTGGTGAAGCCGCGTGCCAAGTCGACCGGGTCGCGCTCTGTGGCGCTGCCCTCGGAAGGCACCGTTGGGTACTTGAGCCACTTCTCGGTCAGCTCGACCCATGGGTCGTCCGGGACCAGGCGCGACTCCTGTTGCTCTTGGATGATGGTCGCCATGGCTGCGTCCGTCGTGTGCCACGGCTCGTTGGACAGGAACCTGGACAGCGCCTCGGCCCAGAGCAGGTCGCGATCGCGCTTGATGGCCTCGATGTCGACCTTGCCGCACGTGACCGGCCAGAATCGGCGGTTACCTGACTTGTCGGTGAGGTACTGGCGCTCGTTGGTCGTTCCGGCGAAGACACAGTGGCGCGGGTAGGTTCGATTGCGCTTGCCATAGCTGGCTCGGTAGTTGTCTGAGCTTGCGCTGAGGAAGTTTTTGATCCTGGTGGCGTCTTGCCCACGGAATGAATGCAGCTCCCCAATCTCGTACAGCCATTTGCCCTGCAAAACTTGGAAAGCGTCTTGCTTGTGCCTGAGATCGATGGGCGTGTCGCTATACCAGTCGGCCTGCGGCACCAGGGCGGCGAGACCGGAACTCTTACCAGTGCCCTGTTCGCCTTCGAGAATCAGCATGGTGTCGACTTTCTCGCCTGGACGCAGAACGCGAGCCACGGCCGAGATTGCCCACATGACGCCGACTGCCTTCGAGTATTCGCTTTGCTCGACCCCAAAGTAGACCGAGAGCCACGTATCCAACCGTGGCTTCGCGTCCCACGGCTTGATTCCCTCGAGGTAGGAGCGGACCGGATGAAACGCATTCGCGCGCGCCGCTGCCATCACCGCAGGCGTCACCCCGGCAACAAGCACCCCACGCTTCGCGTGCCACCAGTGCTGAACGTACACGTCGTGCTCGTCGCGCACTTCGCCGGGCTGTGGTGGGGTAACCCCAGCGATACGCGGCGGCGACTTGAGCCAAACCTCGCGCTCTGCAAACTCGTTGTAACCAAGGCAACCCTTCCATGCGGGCTCGTTTTGCAGCAGCAGGTTCAGGTTGCCGGCTGTGGGAGCAACCACCAATTCCTTGGCCTTGCCTGCGCCCTTCGCGACCATGACAAGTTCGGACTCCCAACGCTTCGCGCGTTGCTTGTCAAGTGATGCAGGCTCTTCCAGGTCATCCAAAACCGGATGACCTTCAGGCGGCTCGATCACTTCTCGCTGCCCCATGGAATGTACAACGTCTCGCCGTGCTTCATGTGCCCAAGGCGATTTCGCGGCTTCAGCCGCATGCGGTAGTATTTGCCATCGCCGAACCCAAGCTGCCTAGCAGCGATTCGAAAGGCGTCGTCCTTGACGTACGTCCCTGGCCTCCAGCGCTCCACCTCATGCTTCAGTGAGTAGGACCAGGCTTTTGGGTTCGGCGTCTCGCGCATGATGCGGCTCTCCTCCCCGGTCAGGATTAGCAGCGTGTGGGCGTGGTCGGTCATGCTCGTTCCCCCGTGCGCGTCCTGGCATTCGTGTTGCCCTGCTGCCTGCGCTTCCCGTCGCTCGTGCCGTACCCGTCCGGAGCTCGCACGCTGTTGGATCGGCGCTCCTCGGACCGGCGCAGGTGGCGCCCGGCTCTCTCGGGCACGGTGACGCCGCACGTCTCGCAGCCCACGGTTGCCAGGCACATGCCGTGGCGGCAGCGGATGGATCGGTTCATGGGACCATTCTCCTTGCTCGAATTGTCATCACCGCTCGAGCTCGGCAGACCGCCACCGAGCGCGCAAACATCTCGTCGGCCATCGCCCGCTTGGCGACGCGCTTCACCATCTCAATGACCGTGCTGTGGTCACGAGAGAACACCTCGCCAATCTCCGTAAAGGAGCACACGGTCAGGTCGCGGCAGAGCGCGTAGGCGACGCTGCGCGCTTGGGCCACCACCTTGCCGCAGTCGTTCCCGAGCAGCTCGGATGGGCTGACGCCATAGTGCTCGGCCACCACGTAGACCACATCGGTGAGCGACCGGCGGACCTGCGGCGTGGCGAGCAGGCGGGCTCGGCTTTTGCTGATGCCGGTAGTGCTACGGGACATTGGGCGCCTCGGCATCCGGGACGATTCCCAGTGACTCCTCGTAGGCCTTGTAAAAGCCTTCCTTCTGCAACTCGGCGACCTTCAGCAGAATCCACTGAACCCGCTCGGCCGCCTCTCTCTGATCCTTGCAGTACACCGGCACGATGTTGTACCGGACCGCCAGCGACATGAGCGTTCCTGTTACCGAACTCGGTTTGATGTCTCGCTCGTACGCGCCGGCCTCGATGGTGGCCTTGGTTGCCTCGACGATTAGAAAGCGGCTTGGGTAGTCGCGCAGGCGCCGCATCTGGTCGTAGAAGCGGTCCCTGTCTGCCGTCACGCACGTCAGAATATCCGCCAGGCCCTTGCGCTCGATCGCCACCAAATGGCTCGCGGTTTTCAGAGAATAATCGCCAGTCGCCAGGTGCGCCGTCTCGACTTGCACGAGCTTCGGATCGAAGTAGCGAGTCAGTGGCAACTTCTCCTGCTGATCGACGATGATGGTAGGAAGCACCTTCGCCTTCGCGCGGCGGCCCTTGTTGACGGCGTCGGGGAAGACGGCGGTGGCGTCGGATTCGTCAACGGGGGGCATGTAGGAATAGCTTTCCGCGTTTGATTATCGGGTCGCCCCAGCCGGCCAGTTTGTAGCAGCAGCCTGGGTTACTGCTGCGAATTTGCTTGATACCTATCTCAGTCCGCAGCCGCTCTTCAGGCAGCGCGCCGTAACGCTCAAGCCAGTGCGCATAGGCAGCCCACGTGGCGGCACGGATTAGCTCGCTCGAGAGCCCGGCGCCGAGGTTCCGAAACAGCATGTTGCGCCACACGTAGCGGGGCGCCGCATCGGGTGTACCGGTGCGCCCACGTGACGACCCGGTTCCGGCTCGAGCCGGCGTTCGCTGGCGAACTACAGCCCAGACAGCGCGGCCGCATTCCGTAACGAGCACCACCTCTTGCCCGATGCCGGTGAACGTCTTGGAGCCTGGCGTCCGACGCGAATAGTGCGAACCGTGCGCAGCGAAGTCGCCGAGGCCGTCGACCACGGCTAGCGCGCGCTTGTCCGAGCTGGAGGAAATGATCCAAGTCACGTGCTTACCGTTGGATCAAAGCCCTTGTTTCTTGCTTCTGTGCACTTCGGGCACGGCTTGAGTGTGAAGCTGCATAGGTTTCCGTGTGGGCACCGATGCTTACACCTTTGACGGTAGGACCATGCCGCGCGGCGACCGCAGCGTGAACAATGCTGTTGTGAACGGGTACAGCTAGGCATTCCTCGCCCTATATTCACGAATAGCCACGATCAGCCTATGTTGAGCAAGGTCACGCTTTGGCGTATTGGGTCTTTCGGAAATTTGCGCAAACGCACTCGCGGCACTCGCTAACTCTTCGACGACAGGATCGGGCACAACATCTGGAGTTAGCTCTAACTCGTAGATTCGAGCAATCGCCGCACCGAAGCACCTGGTCGCCATCCAGTCGTCGAACCTGGCCACGTTCTCTTCGCTGCCGGAGTCACGACCGGTCTCGGGCGCCTCGCTCTTGCCTGGTCGGAGAAAACCGGTGTCTCGGTAATACAACTCGCCAATCAGCTCGTATTTTTCCAGGTGACTAAATTTGCGCATCCGTGTCCTCCATCTATCAATCAGTTCAGCGTTAGCGATCGATTTCGCTACACGCACATGGTCACATAGCAGCCCGCCAGCCCCGTCCTGTTGCTGGGCATCGCCAGTAATTCGCCACTTGCCGAGTATGCTCTGGTCGTTTCCGAATAAGCCTAGCGCCTCACACGCGGCCTCTCGGTGACGAGCCTCTGTACGCACGTCCTGCTCGTCGACGGTCATCGGCGCATCCAATGGTTGCGATGAGACTCGACCAGCACCTCAGGCGTAACGTGCCCGCAGTCCGTATTAGTCGTGATCGGAGCCGAGCCGTGCAGCACCTCGGTGATTCGAATCCTGAACCCATCGCTATCGCCAGACGCCAGAGCATCAACCTGCCAATTGTCAGGGCAAATCATGCGCACGTCCGTTGCGAATTGCTCAGCTTCTTTGCGGGTCATTTGTCCTGCTCATCGACGGGCATTGGCGGCGAGTCGACGTAGAGTACCGAGACATCGGTTCGCAGTTCGCTCATGCCCGCTTCTCCACCTTCGGAACCCCGTACCAAATGTTCGCCTCGAAGTAGCAGACCCCGCAGGTGCACGCGACAATCCTGGAGCCGTTGACGAGCGGGCCGAACTTGAGCACCCGGCGACAGGCGCTGCACCTCGGCGCGAACGTCTCGAGCGGCTTCCAAACGGCGTCGCGCGTGACGGCCCAATGCCAGTTGTCCCGGATTGCGCGGTCGATGGTTTCGATGATGGAGAGGTGGGCGCGGGCTTCGGTGGTGGTCATCATTTCGGCACCCACCATCTGCCGCGTGTGCAATAAAGCGCACCCTCTTTGCGCAACCGAGTGAGCAGCGCCTCCAGCGTGAATAGGTCAGAGGCCATCTTTTTCTGGGCCGTTTTCCCGACGAGCCCGACGGTCGTGCTGCCGAGCGGGTTTTTTGTTTTTGCGATCTTGGCCAGCGCGAAAGCTCGAAACTTTTCCAGGTCAGCCATTTACTTCACCGCCTTCACATGTTCCCTGAGCGCCGCAATGGCCCCAGCGTGGTCGACTTGTCCGTGGCGAAGCAGAATCGCCTGGCGCGTCATACAGGCCAAAAGTTCGCGTTGCTTCCAGGCCTCCACAATCTGCGCCGCATGCAGCGCCGGGTTGACCGTCGCGGGCGTGCAGTCGACGAGCGTTGCGAGGTAGGCGGAGCCGCCGGACTGGGTCAGGGTGCCGCGGGAGCGCATCCAATTGGCGACGGTCACGACGTCGGGCTTGTCGGCCCAGAGAGCGCTGTACGCCTCGAATACGCGCTGGTTGCATGTCGCGTAGAAGTGCTCCGGCTTCAGCATCGAGACCAGCGCGCCGGCTTGCTCCGGATGCATTAGGCAGTGCGAGAGGAATACGCCTTCGCTGTCGAGAACCGAGATGCCGGGCTGGCCGCCGACGAAGGGATCGGGCTCGTCCGTCGGTGAGATGGCATGCAGCGCGGGGGCGATGGCTTTGCGCGGGGTCATCAGCTCAAAATCTCCAGCACCGAGTTGATGAGCCCGAGCGGTTCGCCCACTTCGCCACAGGTAGCCGCATCGATATCACTTAGCATCGTTGCCGCCTCCTCCAGCTTGCCCGTGACGGAGCGGAGCAGGGAGCGCATGTTGCTGAGTTCGCGGTCGCGGCAGGCCAGTGCTTCCTTTCGGCCCATCTCACCGTCGCATTCCTCCTCGCCGCATCTCGCGCACGTGGTCACCGCAGCACCCCCGGCTGACGCTTGACCTTGCGCGCCTGCACCATGCGGTAGACGTGCCCGTTCGGCCGAGGGCAGAGTGCCCTGAGCCAGAGCGGGCGGCGGCTATTGCGCGGGTGGGTTCCGGTTTTCTTTACCCGCGTCGGGGCGGCGGGGTAGCCGACGGAATCGGAATGGTCGATGCTCACAACGGCCACCCTAGCGCCATCCGCACCCCTCTCTGCACGAAGGCCTGCAAAGTCATCCCGCTTCGATTCGCCACGCGCTTCGCCTCGCGCTCCAGGTCCGGCGGGAACCTTATGGAAACCATGACCGTCGCCTCACGCTTTTTGGGTGCTTTCTTCGTTGCCATCGAGACACAGCCTAGCCTCGAAAGAAAAAGCTTGCAAGCAGATTCGCCCGGCGCTACCTTCACCAAGTCAGCCAGGGAGAAACCAGAATGACCGTCAAGTCCACGTCCGACCATTCCCACCCGAACCTCAACAACCCGCGCGCCCCGAAGAATTTCGACTTCGCCAAGTTCGCCACGTTCTGCGAGCGTGGATTCTCGAATGGCGTCGGAAAAGCGGACGGTCAGGTCTGCATTGAAGCCGCCATCTCGCTGTGCTCCGGCGAAGGGCTCGGCGATAAACCCACATGCGTTCACCCGATCATTCGCGCGCACGCAATCAAACTGAATGACGCGCGTTGGAGCAGCCCCGAGGCACGCGCTAAGGGCACGTGCGACTATGGTCTAGCTCAGCTCGGGACTGTCAACCTGGATGGGCTGGCGTTCGCGAAGCGCCTGGCATTTCTGACCATCACCAAATTGCTGCCGGTCGTTTTGCGGCTGGTCACGGGTTTGGACCCGTCGATCGCCGAGGCGTGCGAGCGGGCAGGCGACCTTGTTTCTGCGCAGGAAGCAGCAAGAGCGGCAAATAAAGCATGTAAGAACGCCGCCGCCTGCGCCGCCGCCTGCGCCGCCGCCTGCGCCGCCGCCTACGCCGCCGACGACGCCGCCGACGACGCCGCCGCCGACGCCGCCGCCGAAGCCGCCGCCGCCGCCGCCTACGCCGCCGACGCCGCCGCCGCCGCCGCCGACGACGCCGCCGACGACGCGCGTGACCGCATCCTGACCCTCGGAGCCGAGTTGGCGACCCAGATCATCAACGAGCTGGTGGGCCAATGAAACACGGCACCGCCACCATCAACCTCACGTTCGAAATCGACTTCGCCGACGATGGGAACGACCCCGCCGTTACGGCCATCCGCTCCGACGGGCACGTGGTCGATGTGGCGGCGGAGAATTTCCTCATCGACGCGCTGCCCGAGGCGCTCTTGGAGCAACTCAAGGCGGACGCTTGGGACGACGCTGTGCCGGTTGATGACGGGCATGATGTGGAGGTGGCGTCGTGAAACCCGCATGGGTCGAGGCGCACGGTGCCACGTTGGCCCGTTTGATGGAAAGCGACGGGGACTACGGCACGCTCAAACTAGACGAGCTAGAATGGATCGAACTGCGTGACGCCATCGAGCGCGCCCGCGTTGTCGGGGTGCTGGATGCGTGGCGAGCGCAGAGCGATTACCGCGCTTGGGGTTGCAGCCTGCCGAGCGTCAGCATCGACAGCAGCGGCCAGATTCTTGGTTTCGCCTGTCACCTTGAGACCATAGGTGCGCCGGGTGAGCCCGCTCATGGTCGCGTCTATCGTGGCGCCACCCCCGACGCCGCCCGCGCCGCCGCTGCCAAGGCCATCGAAGCGGGAGAAGTCTGATGCGCGCCTGCTCCTGCTGTCGCCTCCCCGCCGCGCCAACCCCGGAGAATCTTGTCGGGTTTCAAGTCAGCGTCGTGTCCTACCTGCTGCTCTGGAATTGTGCCTGCGGCTCGACTTTAGCCGTGACGCTTTGGGAGTCCGAAGAATGACCAAGCTTCCCTACGAAGTCCTCTCGTCCCGCTCCGACGGCTGCCTGGCGTCATTCGCGACGTTCGAGCTCGCGCTGGCGTACTACCGTGGCTACGTCGAGGCGTGCGGAATCCGGAACGCGCCGCGGGTGGTCAACATAGACCGGGTTGATGGGGCGGAGGATTCGCGCTGTCGGGACGGCTTGACCGAGGCTGAGCGGGCGACGATTGAGGAGGTTTCGTGACCCCGTGCCTCGTATGGAGAGGCTGCATAGTGAACGGCTACGGTGCCAAAGCAGTCAAGTTCGCTAGCGGGAAATGGGGCAGCAAGCGAGTGCATCGGCTGACATGGGAAAGGCATCGTGGGCCAATCCCCGTCGGTATGTTTGTTTGCCATCGGTGCGACAACCCACTGTGCTATCGACTTTCTCATCTGTTTCTAGGGACCCCGGCTCAGAACACCGCCGACATGGTCCGAAAGAAACGGCATAGGTTTGGGTCGAGACACCCAGGCGCTAAACTTACCGAGCGTGACGTCGCTGCCATCAGGCGACGGCGCGCCAGGGGCGAGATGGGAATCAAGCATGCTCATCCGGTTGTCTCCCAACGGGTAAGGGTTTCGCGCACTTACCAACAATCGACATTACGCCCTCATGTATCCGGTTGACACCCACGAACCGTGCGCTAAGCTCTGGGTGTACAGAGTGACCCCGCGGTGCTGAAACACCCGGGGTCGTGGCCGAAATCGAAAGGGATTCCGACATGACCAACGTAGCATCGATTGAAACTCTGCTGGAAGAGCTGAATGACTCGGACGTCACCTGCAATATCCGAGATCTTGGGCGGAGTTTCTCCACTCTGGAGTCGGCTGAGACATCATCCGATTTCCTGGGTGAGCTTGCTGACGCGATCGAGCAGGCAGAGGAATTGCTCAAGAATTTGCGCGCACTGAAGACGGCGGTGTCGCCGTGAGCAATCGAAGCGAAATCGCTCTGCTGCCAGTGGACATCTTGGCAATGAAGAAGTGTCTCGCGGCTGAAGTTTCCCTCGTCTATCCGGGCGACGTCCCCAAGGGTCGCTACAAGGTGCTCGAAGCTCAAGGGCTCGTCGGCTGGCGCAACGGCTGGCGGTTGACTAAGGCTGGTGAGAGTGCGCTGGCCGAGGCTTGCGAGATGCCTCTTACGCGCAACTGGAAAGGGCGGTTGCTTGAACGCTAAGATCCGGCTTTTGCCGCTAGTCGAGATCCGGTGCACCGCAGACCACTGCGGGCGCTGCATGTATTTGCAACCTGGCCCGCGCATCCCGCGCTGTGGCTTGTTCACGGGCACGCTGGACACCGACGGCAAGGGCCGTCCGTTCCGTGCCGACGAGTGCAAGGACGCCCAAGCCAGGGCGGTTGGCCAATGAGCCCCGCAGCCACCCACGACGTGCACCGGGGTAGTTTGCCATTCCCGCGCAGCCTGCCGGAATTCCAAAAGCTTTTCCCGAATGACGCCGCTTGCGGCGCCTACCTTGAGCGGTGCCGCTGGCCCGAGTTGTTCCGCTGCCCCGCCTGCGGTGTGGGTGGCGACCCGTTCCGTTTTGCTGCTCGCCCCGGCGTGCTGCGTTGCCGGGCGTGCCGCAAGGACACAAGCCTCACGGCTGGCACCATCATGCACCGCACGCACAGCCCGCTCAGTACGTGGTTTTGGGCCGCCTATCTCGTGAGCACTCAGACGCCGGGCATGTCGGCCACGCAGTTCGCGAGGCAGCTCGGCTTGACCCGCTACGAGACGGCATTTCAGATCCTGCACAAGCTCCGGGCCGCCATGATCCGGCCGAACGTTGACCGCATCGGTGGCGAAAACGTGGTGGTCGAGCTGGACGAGTCGCTGGTGGGTGGCGCGACGCGAGGCGAGGGGCGAGGCGTCCACCACAAGGTCTACCTTGCCGGCGCCGTGGAGAGCCTCCATCGCGCTCCGGCCGCGGACGGCGGCAAGCTGGCCAAGTCCAAGCTGCGACGCAATGGCACCTACGCTGGGCGCCTGCGATTGCGTGTCCTGCCCGACCGCACCGCGCCGGGCCTGCTCGGGTTCGCGCGCGAGTCGATCGCTCAGGGCTCGTTTGTCCGCACCGACGACTTTCCAGGCTACGCGCAGCTCGATCTGGAGTGTGGCGTGCGCCATTCGCCCGTTGCTGAGCGCGGCGACCCCGCCGTGGCCGAAGCTCACTTGCCGCTGATTCACCTGGTTTTCTCCAACTTCAAATCTTGGCTCCAAGGCACTCACCATTCCGTTTCGCCGAAGCATCTCCAGAGTTACGCCAACGAATTCGTGTTCCGCTTCAATCGTCGCTTTTACCCGTTCAATGGGTTTCGCTCGCTGCTCGGCATCGCGGCGACGAGCGAAGCGCCGACGTACGATGAGCTGTACAGCGACGAGTGCGTACACCCTGTCGCGGTCGGACCGTGGGAGTTAACCGGATGAGCATGGAATCAAGATAGCCGCGGACTTGGGCGTGTCGCCCGCTTTGGTATGCAAGATATACAAGGGCATCGGCTGGGAGCACGTGGCCTGACCATGCCCGCCCCGCGCAAAGACGACCTCGAAGAAAAGCTCCGGCGCAGCGTGTTCGAAGTGCAGCAACGGAAAGCGAAAAGGATTCAAGATGCCTCACTGGAAAAGCATGATGGAACGGGACTACCTGTTCGCGTTCGACCTGCAGGGGAAGGACTGCACCCTGACGATCGAGCGCGTGACGGGCGGGGAAATCAAGGGAACGGGCGGCAAGAAGAGCAAGAAGCCGCTCTGCTACTTCAAGGAGGGCCGCGACAAGCGCCCGCTCGGCCTGAACAGCACGAACTGCAAAGCGATTGCCGCGATGTACGGGAACGACACGGCGAACTGGGCAGGCAAGCGGATAACGATCTACCCGACGACGACGAACTTCGGCGGCGAGACGGTCGACTGCATTCGGGTCCGCCCGGGCATCCCGAACAGCAGCGCCAAAGCGGGAGAGCTTGCAACGAATCCGGAAGCGACGACGGACGAGCGCGAACCGGGGAGCGACGGCTGATGCTCGAGCCGGTCCACTTCAGCACGCTGAAGCACATGCAGCGGAGCCCGGCTCATTACCGCTACGAAGCGGACCACCACCGAGAGAAGCAAGAGGCTTTCGAGTTGGGCGGCTCGGCCCTCCACAGCTTCTTGCTCGGCGGGAAGGACGTTGTCCGTTACGAAGGGCGCCGAGCGGGCAAAGAGTGGCAGGCGTTCCGCGACGCACATCCTGACTGCATCATCCTGAACGCCAAAGAGCACGACAAGGCGGCCGGCATGCGCGACAGCATCGAGCGGCACCAGCAGGCGACCGAGCTGCTCCAGGGCACAAGGGAGCGCACCATGCAGTGGCGCTGGCTCGGTCGGCTCATCGAGGGCACCCAGGATGTGTTCACTCTGGAGCACCTGACCGAGCTCAAGACCGGGCGAACTGCCCACCCTGAGCGTTTCATGTCCGCCGCGAAATTCTACGGCTACCACGCCCAGCTTGCCTGGTACCGGCGCGGCTTGATAGAGTCCGGTTTCGGCACACCCGCCTCCGCCTGGATCGTCGCAGTCGAGTCCGCACCTCCGTTCCCCGTGACGGTATTTCGCATGACTGACAACGCGCTGGAACTTGGCGAGCGGATGTGCCGCGCGTGGCTGGAGCGGCTGTTGGTTTGCGAGGCGAGCGACCAGTGGCCGGCCTACGCGGAAAGCGCAGTGCCGTTCGACATTCAGGAGGACGGCGGCTTCACGTTGACCATCGACGGCGAAGAAACGGAAGTCGAGTGACACCCCTCCCCAGCAGCGACGGGCCGAACACGGCCGGACCTCCCACCTGACACCGTGGGCGGCCCCTTGCTGCTGGGCAGGTTGGCTGGACGAACGAAAGGCGATGAGCATGAGCGGCGTTGACCAGGCGATGGTGATTCTTGCAACAGGGATACTGGCGTTCGTTTTCGCCGCGAGGGCATTCCGATGATCGACGAGAAGAAGCCCGAGACGGGCGAGGTGGGCTGCGAAGCGGCGTGCCGGCTATGCGGTGCGCCGCGACCCGACGACATTAACCACATCTGGGCCTGCTGTGGCGACGGGCCTGGGTACGGCAACGCGATCAAACCGGAGAAGCTAGCGTGCGTTGAGAGGCGCCTGGCGGAGTTGCGCCGTGAACACCTGCGAATCCTGCGACTCAGAGCGGGTCTCTCGCTTCGCCCTGCCTCTGAGCTGCTCGGCTGGGAGCCCAAGCGCCTTGGTGATCTGGAGCACGGCAGGCTTCGCGCCACGGACGAGGAATGGGCAATCATTTTTGGCAGGCTAAGTGATGCCGCAAACACGGGGGCCGCGTGATCGAGCTGCAAACCGAAGAGCCGCAGAAGAACAAGGCTCACACGTGGCGCCTGTACTGGTTTCACGCGACTGACCTGGATGCGAGCTATCCGGCCGACGCGGATACGTTGGCAAAGGCCGGCTTCGTCCCGGTCTCATCACTAGCCGCCGCCCAAGAGGAGCTAGCGACAGCCACGGCCCAGCTCAAAAGCATCATCACCGCGTCGATGGATACGACCGCGCTCATGTCGAGGTTGGCGGATGACGGACTTGCGAAAGTCGCCGAGTTGGAAGAGCAGCTAACAGCCGCCCAAGAACGAGTGGCGGAGCTGGAGAAGATGAACGAGCGACTACACGAACAGGCTGATGGTACACGGGACGGGTTGCAGCGGTTGCTAGCCGCCGAGCGTGAGGGCAGGGAGCGGCTGGCAAAGTGCCTCTTCCGTGTTGCTGAGCTGGCTCACGACCAAGACGACGATTCGCACGAGAAGCGTTCGGCTCGGCTCGGGGAATGCGCGGCCGTCGCCTTCGCTGCTTACTCCACCCCGGCGCCCCCATCGGAAGGCCCACACGGCGGCGCAGGCGGTGGCGACGAAGACGGCTACGACATGACCGGCCTGAACGGCGGACCGACGCATCGGGACGTGCGCAACTGGGCAGAAGCATCGGACCTTCCTCCCGTGCTCAAGCGGTCGCTGGTCGCCTACGTGGACCGGTGCGAACGGGCAGAGCAGGTCCCATCGGAAGGCCCCGCGTCACCCGAAGGGGGCAACGGCTCTTGCGACAACTGCGGGCACCGTCTGACCGAAGGCGAAGCGGCCGACACCGACGCGCAGCCCTATTGCTACATGTGCGCGATGGAGAACCACGCCGCCTATCGGAAGAGCGCCGAGGCAGAGGTGGAAAAGCTGACACAGCAGCTCCGCGCCCAAGCAGCCGAGTTAGAAGCGTTTCGAGAGTTTGAAGGCGCCCTTCGGAAAAGCGCGGTGCCCGGGTCGGTAGCGCGCGCCAGCTTTTGCCACTGGTTCGCCAAGCTCGACGCCCTCCGTTCCCAGCCGACCCCAACCGGGGAAGCGAAAGACTCCGCCTGTGTTCAGGTCGAGATGACTAACCAAGGAGAACAATCATGCGGCGACCTGGGGAAAACCCCGGGCTCGGAAATACCGGGCAAGCCACCGTCCAACCAAGAACAAGCGGGCGCGGAGCCCCATGTGCATTGCCCACGCTGCGGAGCACACAACGACATCGACCGCAACATTTGCCGCAACTGCGGGACCGGCACGCTCTCGATGGAGGATGTGTGCACGAAGCCGCTGCATGAGCCAGCACCTCCGCCCTCTCCAGTCGCCCCGGCTGCGGAAGGGGAAGGCTGCGAGCATTGCGGAGCTGGGCCGCATGACCCCTGCGACCGCGGCGTAGCTCACTGTGACCACGACTTCGGGCCGGTGTTCTGCTGGAAGTGCGGCACCGACAAGCCCGAGCCCCCGCCGGTCTCTCCGCCTGCTCAGCTTGACGTCGTTCTGGTACGGCGCGCCTCCGATGGGCAGCTTCACTACATGCCTCGCGAATCGATGTCGCCCGGTGATATCGAGCAGCCTGCTGGTGACGCGGGTGGGGAGAAGCGCATGTTCGCTGTCGGTGACACGGTGGAGATTATCGACTTCAGCGAGCGCCACAACAGCAAAGGCGAAGTGACTGACGTGTATCGCGAGGTTGTGTCAGTCCTTTGCGGGGATGGTCAGGTACGTGGCTTCGATGTTAGCGAGTTGATGCTGGTCATGCCCGCCTCCCCACACGTCCCCAGCCTAGCGGAGCCACTGAGTCGGGGAGAGCTGGTGTTGGCAAAGGTGGCAGCCGCGCTGAAGATAGCCGCTCGTGAGGCCAGCAAGACAGAGGAGCGCCCATACCAGCTCGCCAACGTTCTGCACACGCTGGCCGACGAATTGGCCAAGGTGCGACGGTGAGAGCCCGCACCCGTCGCCTTCGTCGCCAGCTCCGACGCTGGGGGCCTCTCTATCCGTTCCGTGCTGGCAAGGTCTCTTGGCAGTACGTGAAGGACAACTGCATCTTGCTCCGCTGGCCGCTTCACCGGCTGGCGATTGACCGGCGCTATCCGCACGCGACGCCGCTGGTCGTCAACGTCCTGGCGCTGAGGAAATCATGACCGTCCGCAAGCCCAACAAGTATGCGCCCGACAACACCAGCCACCCCGGCGAGACTTTGCGCGAGATGCTGAGGGAGCGCGGCGTTACCCAGACAGCCTTTGCTATCCAGCTCGGCATCGCCAATTCCTACCTGTGCGACGTGTTGAACTGCCGGCGCGGCGTGTCGACCAAGACTGCCCTCCGGCTGGAGGCGGCGCTCGACGTGTCCGCCGAGTTCTGGCTGACGTTGCAGATGAATCACGACTTGGCAGAGGCCCGCGCTATCCAGAAAAAGAAGGGAGCCAAGCCGTGACCAGAGCAAAGAAGCCGCTCGATGCGCGGACGAGGCGGTGGAGGCGGCGGATGAGCTGATCGACAGGAACCAGTGCGGGAGCGCCGAATGGTTCGCCGCCCGTGCCAAGCTGAAGGAGACGACCAATGACTGAAGAAGAATTAGGCAAATACCCGACCGTTTACGACACGGAAAAAGATGGGCACCGTTGGCGATACTTCGTCACCTGGAAGTCCAGCAAACTGGAGGACGGGAAAGTCGATTGCGACATCGTGAAGCAAGACCTCGGTCCGATACCTCCGTCTCCCCCTCCGCCGTCGCCCGAAGAAGTAGCGGCTCGAGTCGACCTTCGCGAGCGCATGAACGCCTTCCTTGTCGACCTCGAGGAGCTGACGCGAAAGCACGGATTGGCCGTCGGCAACTCCTGCGGCCTCTACGAGCCCGACGAGGGGTCAGGTCACTACACGGTCCACGAGGCGCCATCCTACTCGAACATGATGGGCGATGTCTGGGCTGGGCTCGATGTTACGTGGCGCGAAGGCGAGCCTGACGGCGAGCGCGTGGAAATTCGGGACGATGACTGACGACTGGTCCGACTACCAGAGCGGGCCGTTCTGTCCTCACTGGTGCGAAGTGAGCGCATGCTGTGAAGAACTTTGCATGTGCGGTCATACCTGCGCGCAGCACAGTAGCGACAGCGAGAGTCCGTGCTCGGTCGAGGGCTGCGGATGCGAGCGGCTCGTTGAGCCGCTAGAGCTTCCCGTACCACCGCAGGACCGCGGCAACGGCAACGGCAATGGCGAACGCTAGCGGCCATCCCTTGAGTCGGTTGACGGCGGTGAAGGCAATCTTCAGAACGCTGGGCTCTGGCTGCGAAACCTCAATCTGAGGCGAGCTGGGCTGCGGCGTGGATGGCTGATTCAGGTTGACCGTTACCTCGTGACGGCCGGTGTCCTCGTCGAAATCGGCCGCATCCAACAGCAGGTTATTCGCCTCCCTGGCCTCCTGGAGCTTGGCCCGAGCCTTGTCCAAGGGGTCCATATTTTTCAAGTCGCTCGAGTCGCTTGTCGAGTCGGAAGAACCGTTCCTCTTGCCCGTCGATCCGTTCATTCGCGCTCTCCAGCTCAAGTGCGTTTCTCCCCGTTAGGTGATTGATGCTGCTGCGGAGCGCCTGAAGCTCCTCGGTCAAATGGAGCACAGCATCCAGCAGGGAGCCCTGGAATTTGTGCACCGCTGCGCGACTTACTGGGCCCATCGCTATTTTCCTTCCTCAAGCTCTCGCCACGTCGCGGTTCCCACTACGCCATCGGCAATTAACCCGGCGGCTGCCTGGAAAGCTACGATGTAGGCCTTCGTGACTGGCCCGAAGCGCCCATCGACTTTGCAGCCCGGCAAGAGGCTTTGGAGGTAGCGCACGCTGCCGAACTCTACGGAGCCTTCGCGAAGGGTAGGGTGCGCCTTGGGTGGCAATTGGTCCGTCTCGCGCGCGTCTTCAGGCAGCAGGGGCGAGCGTTCGCGTACGTCGGGCTGGTTCCCGTCGACTGAGTGTACCCAGCCGTCGTATTCGTAGTCGAACAAGAAGTGATGCTGGAACGGCTTGTCCAGATAACAGATGTCTCCACGCTGTGGCATCTTGGTTGCCTTGAGATGCGCGGGTCCGATGAATCCAACGCCGATGGACCACTTTAAATCCAAGGCGAGACCAGCGGCATGCAGAGCCGCCAGGCAGAACGCGCCGCACCATGCGAGCTTAGGCCCGGGGTCCCTGCCGAGCGCGCTGATCCAGTAGGTCGCACGGTCGCCGGGGCCGACTTGGGAGTGGGCCCACTCGAGGATTGCGGCACGGTGGTCTTTCACCTGATGCCACCCAGCCCCAGCAGGCGCACGACCAGCGCCAGAACAGCGAAGCCCATGCCGATCCAACCGAGCGGCTTACCGATGGCGGCGCCGAACAGGATGAGGGCGACGATGATGCAGAGGAATTCGAGTAGGGACATGGCTCACCTTAGCAGCTTCACGGCTCGTTCACCTTCATACACCACGCCTCTACCTTGACTGGCATCGCCGGGTCCTTCGCTGCGCCAACGAGGCAAGTTGCCCGGGTCACGTCTCGGTAGCGAACCCAGGCGTCTTGGCGCTGCTGGAGCGTCGGAGCCGCACAGGCAGACAGCAGAACAAGGCAAAGTAGAACCAGCCTGGCACTCACGTCATGTCCTTCGTTATGGTGTCCAGCGCCTTTTCCTCGGCCTTCGCTTTGGTGCCAGGAGCGTTCAGTGCTGCGATACCGGCGACGAACATACCGAGCAGCGAAAGCCCTGTACGCCAGTTCCAAACCTCGATGCTAGATGCCGAGGTGATGACGCCTGCGAGAATCATGAGAATACGGGTAACGATGGGTGGCATTAGTTTTCCTTATACGAGAGCCGGCCAGTACAGCTTCTGGTATCCGTCGATATCGTAGAGGAATTTAGCTGTTGGCGCCGCTGTGAGACGCAGCGCGAACACCTCGCCAATGTCGACATTAGACCAAGCGAAGCCAGCTGCTCCGCCGATCATGACCGCGGTTCCTGAGATGGTGGTGCCTGAGCTTGTTCCGGTGACGACCGCTCCGCCATCGATCTGTAGCGTGTCACTGGTGCTGCCAGTGAAAAGCGCGCGCACGACGCGGTACGTTCCGAGAGACATGCCGGCGGCGGACTGGCCCGAGATACCGTGATTCATTCGCGTATTGGTGCCGCTCGCGCTCTGATAGATGACCGCGCCGTTGGCATTGACGATCTGATCAGATGCGGTCCATGTAACGTTCGCGCCCACAAGCCAGATGTAATATTGGTGAGTAGCATCGGGCGCCGGACGAGCCAGGCCGCCCGTCAGAATGAGTTGATCATCGGTGCCGTCGAATCGCCAAAAGTCGCGCCCGGAAACGGTAACAATTGATGGGCGAACGCTGCTACTTGCGGAACCGAAATTGCGCGTGTTGCCGGACAGATCGATGCCGGTCTGAACATTGTTTGACACGTCGAGCGTTCGCGAATCGGAACGAAGGCGCCAGTCCAGCGCGTTGGCTCCGTAGATTTGATTAGCGATCTCAGTCGGGTCTTTGATGACAGGCTGTGTCGTTGAAAACGTGACAGTCGCGACGGCTGGGGCATTGCTCGCTTGGAGGCCACTATTGCTAGCCTTCATGAATAGCCATTTGAGCGCGCCACTGCCTTGCGCCCAAGCGGCCATATCGAAACAGAACGTGGTGTCTCTCACATCCTGCACATAGTTTCGCGAGAAGACTTCCAGCTCTGTCGGGTTAGCCAGGCTGTCGCCATCGGCCTTTGCGCAATACATGCGTCCCACGCCCGCTGCATCAGAGGCAAGGCGCTTCGAGTAAAAGCATGCGAGTTGGCTGCCTTTCCATACGGGTGTGGAAATTGAGACGCCCAGCGTCGTCGTGCCGAAGCCTGGGCACGTCGCTAGCGTTTGCTTGACTACCGTGCCAGTGGCCGGGTTGCAGCGCCAAGCGTAGATTCCGAGCGAACCTGTGGGTGTGCCGTAGCCGTTTGGTAATCCTACCGGCGCCGTTGCTGGACCATAGTACGCTGTAAGCGTGGGAACGCCGTCGAGCCCCACGCACAGCCCCTGGTTGCCGAAGAAGAAGCTGTAATTCGCGTCCGTGTATGCGTCGGGAATTGCTTCTACAAGCGCGTCGGTCAAGTCCGCGATCTGCGCGCCCGCTGGCAGAATGGCGCCGGTTTTCCAAGCCCTCCAATGGTCGCCCTCGTCGTCAGAGTAAATCAGCCACTTGCCGAAAGCCGTCGCCGGATCTTGGCTCGGTCGACACGAGAAGCCCATGTAGATCCGGTTCGGGTGCACGCTCGTTGCTTCTTCAATCGCCAGATTATCGACGTAGAAATCCACGCCTGTGCTGGTGCCGTTCAACACACGAGGCTTGCGGACCCAAGTGCCTGCCCGCTTTACATCGAAGTACTGGTCACCATTACCCGACACGCCAGAGCGCCACGTGACGCCGATCGCGCCGTCATTGAGGCGGACCGGATCGTGATACGTGGCCTGCGCTTCTAGCGCGGCGCCGCCAGCCACTCGCGGCGATATGAGCGTGGCGTCCGTAATTAGCGCGTCTCCTGGGCTAGGCGCGACCCAGTATTTCTCCTGATTGCTATGCGACCCTAGCCAGACGTTCAGACGTCCTGTGTCGTCGACGATCAGCTTCAGCGAGCAGTGATTGTCCGAGACGTCTACGATTGTAGATGTAGCAACCGTTTCGACGAAAGCGCCGGTTCCGCCTGTCTGCTTCGCGATGACGATCTGCAGATCGGAATTGCGGTACGTGCCCATATACATGTGACCGTTGACCATGTCGGTCGCGATCGGCCGTGCGGTTTTCGTGACGTTAGTGTCAACGTTCGCGACCGCCGTAGTCGTCTGTGGGATTGACAGCACCTCCGATGCTGTGAAGATGAAGACGGGCGCGGACGTGACGCCGCCTGTCGTTCCGATGTGCTCATTCGGAGCATTGATGCGACCGCGATTAAAGCGGGCCCCTGGTCGGCGAATGAGACTCACCCGTTGCTCCGCTCCTCGATGCGCAGGCTGGTCGACGTGACCGATGCGCGCACGAAGTACATGGTTTCGTTGTTGGCCCAGTATGGCAGAGTGAGGTGCTTGGATGCACTCCCGGCGAGACTGCCGCCAAGGCTCGCGCTCGATGCACCAGCGTCCGCCGCCGCGATCGTTTCATCGCAAGTGGCGCCAGAATTCTTCGAGAAAAAGAACTGCGCCAGGTTTGTCGTCTCGTTCGTGATTTCGATGTACTTGCCGCTAAACGACGCAGGCAGAGCGTTTGCCCTGCTGGTCGAGTCGCAGGTGAACAGTCGTACGTTCGTTACGTTCGTGCCGTCGCCAAACGGCGCCTTAATGTCTTCCGCTTTGCTCATCTCACATTTCTCCGTTCAGCGCCGATTGGCTCGGCAAATTGAATGACCCCGGCGTTTTGCTCTTTACGGGCTGTGCCGTTTTCGGCTTGATCATTTGCGCGTCCTTCGCGGCATCCTCGACGGACAACGACTGCGCAACCTGCTGCAGCCCCGCCATGCGCTGCGGGTTGAGCGACGAATCGCCCTCGAAGTCGAACACCATCGACAGCATGACGCGGCGCTTGTAGGGCACCTCGTTCTTGCGCGTCTGGACCGTCTCCGCGACCTGCGTGCGGAGCTGCTGGAAAAGAAGCGGGTGCGCCTGCTTCAGCGACTCGATGGCGTTCCGGTCGACGACACCGCGGCCCAGGTCGGAGATGACGTGCTCGGGTTGAAGCGCACCCTTCACGTCCGACATGAAGCGCTGCATGGCTACCGGCGGGATGCGCGTCTTGATGGCCAACGGCGTCAGGGTGCTCCCCGTGTCGGTGTGCGACTGCGGAAGCTTGGCGGCCAGCTGCTGGTAGATGCTGAGCAGCTTGCGGCTGACTGCCGCCCCAACGTTCGGGTACTGCGCGCCTACCTCCTGAATCGCGCCGCTCACGTGCTGCATGGCGATAGCCGGCTGGGCGAGCTCGCGAACGCGCTCTGCCGTCTTCTGGTACTGGTTCGCCAGCGACTCCCCTTCGAAAGCGGTAGCGAAAACGGGCGCCTTGACCTTTTCGGCGGTGCCGGCCAGTTGCTTGGCGGCCGTCTGGATGACGTTGTCGGTCTCGGACGCTCGGCGGGCCATGTCGGCGACGAGCGAGTTGCCGCGCTCGCGTAGCAGCTTATTGGCGAACGTGGCAGCCGCGCCGTAGCCCATCGCGCCGAGCGCGCCGACGTTGCCAGTGGTCATGGCACCAAGAAACGAAGCGGCACCTAGGGCATGGTCCGACGGGGAGATGCTTCGATTGCCCAGCGACTGATTCGCCGTCTTGGTGCCTACCTGCTCGAGCTTGTTGAAGCTGCTGTAGAGCCTGTTCGCTTCGTTGTAGGCGTTCGGGTCCTCGCCGGCCTTGGTGAGAAAGGTGCTGGCGTTTTCCTTGAGGTAGTCGGAGAGGATGCGCTCGACCCTCATCAGCTGCTCGGCGCCTTTGGGAGGCGGCGCGGGTAGCCCACCGCCTGGCGGCGCCTTCGGGTAGACGCGGGAAGCCAAGTCCTGGCGGAACTGGTCGAGTTCGCGGAACGACATGGCTGCCTGTTCCGGGTTGGCCGACTCCAGCGCCATGGCCGCGCGCTCGCGAACCAGGGAAAGCTCGCGCTGCGCTGCCCGAACCTCGCCGCGCACGCCAGGCGAATTGCTCTTGAGAGCCTGCTTGAAAACCTGGTCGTCTGCTCGGCGCAGAAATTCGTTCAGGTCCGGGTTGGCTCCCTGTGCTGCCATGCCTTCAGAGAGCTCGTCCTTGAGCCCGGATAGCCGCGCCTGGGCCTCAATCTTTGCCTGCGAGACCCGAGCTAGCGTTTCCTCGACATTCGCGCCAGGCTGCAGCACGCGCTCACCATTTTGGAGCGTCGTATTCATCAGGTCGTCAGCGGTAGCTCCAATGCGCGCCTCTGCCGCTTCGCCCGTGGCGCGGCCGGCCAGCTTGCGAAAGTCGCTGCCCTTGAAGCCGGCGCCCTTCAGGCCCTGCTCGCGCGCCAATTGCTGCAGCGCCTCTTTCTTTGGCACGAGCCTCGCTGCGCCCTCGGTCAGCGCCGCCCCGCCGAGCCCGAGCGCCCCGCCCAATGCCCCGCCGAACAGTGCGCCGTGACCCATTCCGGCAACGATTTTCTCGGCCGTAATGTCGTCGCCGTTGAGCACCGAATCGCTGGCCGCCTGGGCGCCGCCGTAGAGCGCCCCTTCTGCCGCCCCGCGCGCTGCCATCTTGACGCCGGCCGTGCCGATTCGACCGAGCGCTGTTTCGCCGGTGGCCCCGAGCGCCTCCAGCCCGCGTGCCGCCCCGCGCTCGACCAGGCTACCGACGCCGGCAATCGCCCGGTGGCCGGCGCCGAGCGTGCGAACTGCCCCGCCTGCTACCTCACCAGCCGACCCGAGCGCCGATGCGCCTTCTGCCGCCGCCGACCCGCCGCCGGAGACCAGGAGCGGTGCCAGCGCTCCGCCGACCTCGCCCACGGTGGAGCTGATGGGGTTGGCCTCGCGGAGCCCCTTCAGTGC